CGGTAATGGCCCGCATCAAGCCCGACCCCTACATCATAGCGGACCGTGCGCAGTGCGAAGGGGCGCTGGCGGAAATGGCCGCACTGGATCGCAAGCTCTCCACCATCGAAAACGACATGCGGGAAGCTGTCGATACGGCCAAGTCCAAAGCCAGCCAGCTTGCCGGACCGCTGCAGGCCCGGCGTAAGGAACTCTCGGACGCCGTGGCGGTCTTTGCCAAGCTGAACCGGCAGGACCTGTTCGCGAAAAGCAAAAGTCTGGACATGGGCTTCGGGGTCATCGGCTTCCGGGCCAGCACGAAGATCGTCCAGATGCGCGGTGTGACGGCTGAAATGACGCTGGACCGCCTGCACCAGTACCATCTGACCGAGGGTATCCGCGTTAAGGAGGAAATCAACAGGGACGCAGCTATGGGCTGGCCAGATGAACGTCTGGAGCTGGTCGGTCTGAAGCGGCAACAAAGCGATACGTTCTTCATTGAAATCAGCAAGGAGGACGTGCCCGACAACGGGTAGAAAGACGAATGGCGTACAAGCTGACCAAGAAAGAACTGGAGACGCTGGGGATGCGGTTCGCGGAGGTCCTTCTTTGCCGGTCCTCCGCGATCCCGGAAGATTTGCCGGAACTGGCATCACGCACGGACTGGAAGAATGCGGGAAAGCATGAGCGCAGGCGGATCAGCGCCGACATTGCCCGCGAGGCCCGCTCCATTCTGCTGCGCAGCGGCTACCCACGAGAGACGGTAGAGGCCGTGACCCGTAACCTCATCACATAGTAAGGAGCAACGTATGACGAAGTATGAATTTCTCAAAGCCGTGGCAGACTCCCTGCGTGCGGCCCATCCCGACAGGGACGTGTCCACCGTCATGGTGGAGGCCACGCTGGCGGCGATGGGCGATGTGGCCGCCGCAGAGTTGCTGGGCGGCGGTGAAGTCCCGCTGCTAGGGCTGGGCAAGCTGAAGGTGCGCACCACGGCGGCGCGTCAGGGGCGGAATCCGCGTACCGGTGAACCGGTGTCCATCCCGGCCGGGCGGCGGGCCGTGTTTGTGCCCGGATCGGCGCTGAAAGAGGCCCTGAAGGAATAGAGCGGAAACGCCGTGCGTGTCAAAACTGACACAAAAATAGGGACAAAAATAGAGCAACTTTCGTTGTTCTGAATACACCCAAAGGAGATCTGTCCATGCAAGTTGTAAGAACTGAAACCGAGATTGCCCGCGTGGAAAATTGGGCTGTGGAAGGCATTGACGAAAGTACCCACTATCCCGGCATGAGCTATGAACAGGGGATTGTGGATGTTTTGGCATGGCTGCGGGGCGACAACGAAACGGCCCCGGATGAAGAATAGCCTCAAGCGAAACGCCCCCGTGAGGGGGTCGCCGGGGTGTGGCGGCCCCGGCCTGAAGAGCAGCCGAAGGAAGTAGCCATGCCGGTGCAGATAATAAAATCAACGTGCCTCCCGGAATATGCAATTTCTGTCCGACAGCCTTGGGCGGAGTTGCTGCTAAGGCGGCAGAAGACGGTTGAGTACCGCTTATGGCCTCTGCCTGAAATGTACTGGAACAAATGGCTTTGCCTGCACATATCGGTCGGTATGACCAGAAAGGAAAAAAAAGATGCGGTAATCTTTTGCGGCACGTCTGACCTGCCGCGTGGCGGATACGCCGGAAAAATTCGGTTTGGCCGCCCGTACCTGGGGAAAACGCCACCTGAAGTGCAGGCGTATGTTCAGCATCACCGCTGCTGGTACTGGCCGGTTACCGGCATAGAATGGATGGCATTTACCCCCGCCAAGGGCCAACTGAGAATTTTTAAGGTGAAATAAATGCAGGAAGGCATTGTGGATCAACGTCTCCCCCATTCGGAACGGGATGGAAAGATTTTCATAGGTGAGGGCGTCGGCTTTGAGCGGGTGCGCCGGATTACAGGGTACCTGGTCGGAACTTTGGACCGCTTCAACAATGCCAAACGGGCGGAAGAAGCCGACCGGGTAAAGCACGGGTGAGGCAGGATATGGAGACATTCTACACGATACCGGCATTTCCGGGCTATGGCATCAACCGTCGCGGCGAGGTCAAAAGCCCCACGGGCGTGATACTGACCGTAACCGAGCGTGGTCAGGTACGGGTGAAAAAAAATGGCAAGGTTCGCTTGGAGTATATTGGCGACCTGTTGGCCGACGCCGGTCAGGCCGACGCCATGTTAGCCCGTGAAAAATATGAAGCGGAGCTTCTGGAGTTGCGCAAGGCCGTAGCCAAAGCCGAGTGTGATCTAGGGGAAAAGGCCGAGCGTCTGCGGTTGGCCCGCAAGCTGAATGCCCTGCTGCTGGCCAAGGTCCGCCGGGGGTAAGTCGTGGTACAGGATAAAAGGAAATTTTCGGGGTCCGTCAGCGTTCGCGCCGGGGAAACGCGCGTTAAGATGGAGCTTTCTCCGGCTCCGCTACACGGCGGGCCGGAAGGCTGCTATCGAGTACGCCTTGCCCGGCGCTGGCTGGATACGGATGACGGCAGACCACGTTTTTTTGACCAGGACGGTCTGGCCCGCCTTGCGGCGCAATACGCCTTCTGTAACCTGGAGCCCCCGGCCCCGGCCCCAGATATTCCCTATCCCTCGCGTGTTACCGTCCGCCGGGAGGTAGACGGCTGGCCCCACTATTACGGGACCTGGACCAGAACGCCGCCCGTGCTGGGATATGAAGGTATCTGGCTTGTGGGGGTAAGCCTGGACGGAAAAGTGCAATTTGTTCCCGTGGATGATGTCACCATAGCCAAGGAGCAACGTCGTGGCCGTGGATAAGCACACAATGCGCCTGGGCCTGTACCGCAAGGTCGAGATCGCCCGCAAACAGCTCCCTAACATGGACGAGGAGGCCTTCCGCGCTCTGCTGCGGTCCGAGTTCGGGGTGGAAAGCCGCAAGGACATGACCATCCACCAGCTGTCCCGGCTGGTGCAACTTTTTGCCGAAAGCCACGGGGTGACCTATACCGCGCCCGCCAGGAGCCATAACCGCCGCGTGACGGCACATGGCAGGCCGGACTGGATCGAGATCACGGATTCCATGCCCTTTGCCTCCGAGAAACGGCAAATCCTGGCTATCTGGCGCAAGCTGGGCTATTCCATGACCAGTCTGAACACTCGCTGTAAGCGGGCCTTTGGTGTGGAGCTGTTCGTCTGGATACAGAACGGGGAACAGATTTCCACCCTGTTGTCTGACCTGCAGCGCAGGGAAAAGGCTTTCGAGAAAAGGCAAAAAGCCGAAGGCGGGGGCGGTGAATAGCGATGTTAGCAGCCTCCGGGCGAGGATTCTTACGTCGTATGTGTCCGTCCACGCCTTTTGCCGTGCGCACCCTGAGTTGAAGCGGGCCACGGTGTATATGGTGCTGGCCGGAACGTATCCGGGCAGAATCGACACGCAGGTGGCAAAAATTCGGGCGGCCTTGTCCGGAGCTACCCCCGAAAGAAATACGGCTGTCCCCATGCCACGAGTGACAAGTGAAGACCTGACAGCGGTCCTGCAGGAGGTACGCTGTGCCCATTGCCGCCGCCTGGACCGGAGAGAGTGCGCAGCGTGCCGCGCCCAGACGGAACGCGAAGGGAAGGAACTTTTTTCCAGGCTGTTTTAGGGGGTTGATATGTCCAGAACACGCATACAGGAGATTGTGACGCTGACCCGTGAGGGCTGGCGTCCGTATGATGCCGAACCTGACCGCAGCGTTTACGAGAGGCTGGGCTGTCCCCATTTCCTGCGCGGGCGACGCAAGCCTTTCTGGTTTGTACGCGACGACGTTTTTTGCTGCATCGGATGCGCGGACCACTGCACGCTGAAACGTCCTGCCGGCTTCCCGCTTCCCCTGCCTATCCGCTACCCCGGCGTTCCCCCCGTCAGGCCGTACACGCTGACCCCGCAGGAGATGGTCGACCGGCATGACCTGCTGAACGTCCGGCAGGCCGCCTACTGCCTGAATGTTTCCGAGCGGACCATCTACGACTATATTGCGGAAGGCAAACTTGTCCGGCTCAAGGAGAACCCCGTGCGCGTCAGATCCAAGGAAGTAAAAGAGCTGCGCGGGGACTTTGACGAGTAAAAAAGTTCGCACTGTTCGCGTCCTTTCCGGGCGCATGGCGGCCCGTCATGGCATGTTGGTCATGGCGGGCCGTTTTCGCGCCGGTCCGCCGCTCTCCTTTTGACCCGCCGGGGCCTATTCCCGGCGGGGCCATCAACCCGGCGCGGATGGAGTGACGTGACAATGAAATTTCTTTGTAATCCCCGGTATCTTCTGGCCCTGTTCATCCTGTGCGGTATCGTCCTGCTGTCGGCCCTGCTGTTCTTTTCTCCCGCCCAGGGGCCGGTGGTGGCCTACAAGCTGGCCCTGGTCGTGGTGGCGGCCATCGCGGGCATGGTCTTTGACTTTCTGGCGTTTCCCTATGCGCTGCCGTCTTCCTATCTGGACAAGGACTGGCGGGAAGACCCGGAAGCCACGGGGGATGACGGTCAGCCGGACTTTCCCATTGCCACCGGCTACTTTCGTCCGTTCTGTGCGACCATGCTCCGCCGGGCCGTCATTATCGCGGCTTTTGTCATCGCCGTGGCGCTGGGGCTGTAAACATGTGGGGCCGTGAGACGCTGGCCGCCGCCATGCGAACGGTCAGAAAGGTCGCCATGTGTTTCCTGCGGACCATCCATGCCGAGACCCTCCGTGGGATGCAGTACGTTCGCGCCGGGTTTTGGTTCGCCATTGGCGTCATGCTCGCCGTTATTCTCGGTATTATTGGGGCAGGAACCTGTAACGCAGCCGCTGACGTGACAATCCCCCGCGCGGCGCAGCAGTACCGGGCAACGCTTGTCCGGGCAGCCCACGCCACCTGGGGCCTGGACGCACCGGTGGCCGTCTTTGCGGCGCAGGTCCACACCGAAAGCTGGTGGCGCAACGATACCGTATCGCATGCGGGGGCGCAGGGGCTGGCGCAGGTCATGCCCGCCACGGCCCGCTGGCTGCCCTCCGTGGCACCGGAAACAGGCAAGCCCGCGCCGTTCAATCCCGGCTGGAGCCTGCGGGCGCTCTGTGTCTATGACAAATGGCTGTGGGACCGTGTGGCCGGTCATGACGACTTTGAACGCATGGCCTTTACCCTGTCCGCGTACAACGGAGGACTGGGCTGGGTGAACCGCGACCGCAAAAAGGCGCGTGCCCTGGGTCTGGATGACCGGGTGTGGTTTGACTCCGTGGAAAACGTGAACTCCGGACGCGGACGGGCCGCCTTTGCCGAAAACCGCCAGTATCCACGCCGCATCCTGAAGGAGCGGCAGCGGGCGTATATCAAGGCCGGCTGGGGACGGGGCATTGAAGAGGAGGCACGGACATGATGCTCCGGCTGATCGGTATAGGGACCGTGTTTGCGCTGGTGGCTGTTTCCTATGCACTCTTGCTTACCAAGGGCGCGCTGGACACGGAAAGGCTGCATCATGCCGCCACGGCCACTGAACGGGATCACTGGAAAGCGACGGCTGAGGTATACCGGGCGGACGCCGAGGCCCAGGCAGAAAATACCCGGCGCTGCCTGGCGCGGGAGGCGCAGGCGCAGCGGGATGCGGCGGAACGTGACGCCATCGTGCGGCAGGCCAAGCCCCGTGCCAGGACTACCGCCGAACAAGTCAGGGTAGTGGACGATGAAACACGCCGTCGTGCTGTTGCTCGTCTCAATCGTCCTCTGTAGCGGCTGTGGCCGTCAGGCATCTGTCCCGCCCATTCTCAACTTGCCTGACTGCCCGGCCCCATCCGTACCCATCCTGCCGGAGCTGGACGCCGCGGAACCGCTGGACAGTCCTGAAAATATAGCTTGCCTGCTGGCGCGGGATGACGCTCTCAGAGCCTATATTGGAGGCCTGGACGCCGCCCTGCGCTGTTATCAGGCGCGAGGAAATCATGGGAAATGAACTGAACGCTGCCCTCACGGCCGCATTGCCGCTGATAGAATCGCTGTTCGCGCTGGGGGTTCCCGGCATCCTCCTGTTCCTTGCCTCCATTCCCGCGATGGCCGTGGCACTGGTGTTCATCCTGGATTACCGGCACGGCAAGCGCATCGAGCGGGTGCTGGCGGCGTACCGGAAGGATACCCAGGAGGCCCTGCGCACCATCAGTGAAAAGCATGAGGCCATCCTGCAGGAAGTAAGCGAAAAGCACGAAGAAACGGCGGAATTTTACCGGAAGAACGTCACGCTGGTAAAAAATTACGAGCGCATGAACGACACGCTCCAGACGCTGGTCGTCAACAACACACGCGCAATGGAGCACCTATCCACCATCATAGAAGCGAGGAACAGATGAGCCGACTGGAAGAAATGGGCCAGCGGGAGGAACTGCGGACCCGGCGTAAAATCATCGCTGCGGAAATCACCAGCCATTGTGATTCCATCCGGCACGCTCTGCCTCTGGTTGGGGACCCGGAAGACATCGACGGTGAATACGTCATGGCCTTGGGCATCAAGATCAACGAGCGCGTGCAGGAGCTGCGGGGCGTGATTCGCAAGATCGAGGTCCTGGAACGCAACCTTGGCCTCTAGGGGCACGCTATGGGCAGGGAATACCCGACGGATGTCCTGTGGCGGGCGCAGGAACTCTACTGCGTTGACCGCCTGAGTTATGCCGCCGTGGCCGAGGCCACGGGCGTCTCGGCGACTACGCTCAAAAGCTGGGGACAAAAATACTCCTGGGCGCGTCGCCGGGAAGAGATCGCGCAGGCGGAAAGCGAGATCCGCGTCAACATCATCAAGGGACGACAGAAGGCCCTTGAACAGCTCCTGGCCACGACTGATGCCAAGGAAGCCGCCTCGATGGCCTTTGCCGTGTCCAGTCTGGAATCGCTTGCCTTGAAGCGGCAGGAGCTGGCCACCGCCGGAAAGATTCCCCACGCCGCCAGCCTGGCCCGGCGCAAGATCGTCACACGGGCGGATGCCGTTGCCGCCTTGCGCGAGGCCGTGGAGCGCAAGCTGGGCACGGCCCTTGCCGATCCCGAAAAAATCAGCACGGCCACTGTCCAGGATATAAAACGCTGCCTTGATCTGGTGGCGGAACTGGAAGCCGGCCTGCCCAAGGAATCCGAAGCGGAAGAGAGCAGAAAGCGCGGCTTGTCCGGCAATATGGCCCAGGACATCTATCAGGCGCTGGGCATCACGGGGGAATAAATGAGCGTGGCCAATATCCTCTTGCCCTACCAGCGTCGCTGGGTGGCGGACACGGCCCGCGTGCGCGTCTGGGAAAAGAGCCGTCGTATCGGGGCCTCGTACTGCGAGGCGTTCCAGTCCGTCATGGAAGCGGCCAAAAGCCGGGAAGCCGGGGGGCAAGATACCTTTTACCTTTCCTACAACAAGGAAATGACCCAGACCTTCATCCGTGACTGCGCCTTTTGGGCCAAGACGCTCAATGTGCTGGCGGAAAAGTCCGAGGAAATCGTCCTGCGTGACGAAGACAGGGACATCACCGTCTACCGCATCCGCTTTGCCTCCGGCTTCAATGTGTGGGGCCTGCCTTCCGAAGCCCGCTCCCTTCGTTCCAAACAAGGGCGCGTCATCATCGACGAGGCGGCCTTTGTGGACGATTTGCCGGAGCTTATGAAGGCGGCCTTTGCCCTGCTTATGTGGGGCGGCAGTGTCTCCATCCTGTCCACGCACAACGGGGAAGAAAATCCCTTCAACGAGCTGCTCAAGGAAATCCGCTCCGGAGAGCGCAACTACAGCCTGCATCGTACCACCCTGGACGACGCCATTGCCGACGGCTTGTTCAAGACCATCTGCAAGCGTGCCAATCCCCCCCGTGTCTGGTCACAGGAGGCCGAGGAGGCATGGCGGGCCGGTATCATCGCGGACTACGGCGACGGGGCCGACGAGGAATTGTTCTGCATCCCCAACCGCTCCAGCGGTGCCTACCTGACCGCGACCATGATCGAAGCCTGCATGGGGGACGCGCCGGTGCTGACCTGGACGCCACCAGCCGACGACTTTGTGGACTGGCCGCTGCCCGTGGCCGAGACATACACCAGGGGCTGGATCGCGGAGCATCTTGCGCCGCTGCTGGCCAGCCTGCCGGTTGACCAGGCGCATTTTTGCGGCGTGGACTTCGGACGCAGCGGCGACCTTTCCGTTTTCTGGCCCGCCACGGAAGAGCGGGATTTGCGCCTGGTGCCGCCCTTCGTCCTTGAGCTGCGCAACTGCCCGCACCGTACCCAGCAGCAAATCCTGTTCGCCATCCTGGACGCCTTGCCGCGCTTTGCCGGTGTCTCCCTGGACGCACGGGGCAACGGCAGCGCCCTGGCGGAAGCCGCACGGCAGCAGTACGGGCCGGAACAGGTCCGGGAGGTCATGATCTCCGAATCCTGGTACAGGGAGACCATGCCGCTCCTGAAAGCCGGGATAGAAGACAGGACGCTGCTTCTGCCCAGGGACGCGGGCATCCTTTCGGATTTCCGCAGCCTGCGCGTGGTCAAGGGCGTGGCCCGTGTGCCGGAGCAGCGCAGCAAAGACAAGACCGGCGGTCGGCATGGCGACAGCGCGGTGGCCTGCGCCATGATGCTGGATGCCCGCAAGGAACTGGGCAGCGCGGAGCCGTGGGAGTATGCGGGCATTCCCGCAAACGGATTTGATTTCAAGGGATGGTAGCCAAAGGAAAAAAGAAAGGGGACACGTTTTTGCAGTGCCGCAATGATATTTTGGAACTGGTAAGAAAAAATGAAGCGGAGAAATGGAACGCCGTGCGCCTCCTTTCCTCCGCGTTAAATGAACGGCTTGCTGTCGATGGCGAGCAGGCTGTCGTTATTATTCGTCCGCTTCTAGCTTATCGCGAAGCTGATGATAAAATTTGACGAAATTATCAATTGCTAGTCACTCAGGGTAATATTGGCGAAGCCATAGCTCCCATTACCTTTATTCATTTGTATTTTTATCCCACCAGCATAATTTAATTGAACTTCAAATTTTTGAGGTGGCAAATCATTTGCAATTTTTACTTCTTTAATAATATATTTATCGGCAATGATAGAAAGAGTAGCATCTTTGCGTCTACTTGTTTTATCAATATGACCTACAAGAAATGATATTTTTGAATATTTATGATTTAAATTAATAAGCGCATATCCATCCCAATTTGCATTTAAAACAAATCCATCTGTATAATCAATTCCCGACATAGTAAAAATACTTCCATTTATATATGCCTTACCTTCGTGAAAATCATAAGGAGCAGCGACTTTCATCAAAGGGATTAAATCGCCATCACTATACTTTGAAGAAGCTGTAACTAATTGTGGAATTTCTACTTCTTGGGAAGCATGTTGAGTATTGATATCTGTTTGCAGCTTTTTATAATTGTACATAACAGTTTCATATTTTTTCTTTAAGTCTTCATATTCGTTATTTCTGGTATTCAAATCTTCAAAAATGTCTTTATACTTAATTTTCAATTCTTCTTTTTCTTGCGATATTTCAATAATTTTATTTTGTAGTATGCTATTATCATTGTATATTTTTTCAGCCATCTGTGCTTCCCAAGATTTCCCTGAACAAAATCCTATCAACGCCGCAAATATCGAACCAGCAAACCCCAGTATGCCTTGAATATGGATATCTGAAAGTCTCATGATCCCTCCCGTGGCTTCCAGCCTACGGACTTCCCCTCTCTGCCGCAATGCCCATTCTCAACTTGCGTGAAAATTTTCTTGACAACTAGTCAAAACTAGTTTTTGTTGATTCCAACAGGAGGTGAAATGACTCGAAAACAGGTAAGCTTCCCTGTCTCTGATAAGGAGCATGAGCAGATCAAGCGCCTTGCCCAAAAAGAACGGCGAACCATCAAGCATTTGGTGTTGAGCGCTTTTGACCGGCTCTATCCGGGATGGAACAGGGAAGAGACAGAAGAAAAAGAAAACGGCCCCAAGTAGCGCGGCAACGCTCCAAGGGGCCTAACCACCACACTACGTCGGAGGTAGTGACATGGCTGAAAACAGTTTATCTCAAGCCGTATCCTTCATCAATGACAATTCCACTATGGAAGTCGGCCTGACGGCCGAAGGCCATCCCGCCGTGCGCTCGGATATTGTAGCGTACCATTTCCACCGTAATCACAGGGACGTCTTGCGCGATATTCGCAAGTTACGCGCCAAGTGCCCGGAATTATTTTACCAGCGCAATTTTGCGCCCGTTGAATATACCGATTCAAAGGGCGAAAAGCGCCCCGCCTGCCTCCTTACCCGCGACGCCTTTTCCCTGCTGGTCATGGGCTTCACCGGGGCGGAGGCGGTGCGCTGGAAGATTCGCTACATCGAGGCGTTCAACACGCTGGAAGCCGCCGCGCTGGAAAGCCGGGCCGAGCTGGCCCGTGAGGCCGGGTATCAGCAGGGCCTGGACGCAGGCCGGGCTTCGGCCCTGCCGGACGTCCAGGCGGCGGAAGCCAGGGGCAGGGCCGCAGGGGTGGCCCTGGGCATGGCCCTGCGTCCCGCCCGCAAGGACAAGCTGCTCAAGGTGCAGCGCTACATGGGCATGGGGCTGACCATAAAGGAAATCTGCCTGCTCCTGGGCTTGCGCAAGAGCGCGGCCTACGGCCTGATGCACCAGGCGCGGGAGCTGGGCTTGCTGGAAGGCCGCCTTCCCGCCCGGCCCGTGCAGGGCAATTTGCTGGCCCTGGACGACAAGGGGATGGACGCATGAACACCGATGACCTGTCCCCAGGCAATGCGCTGGAATATGCCCGTTACATCACGGCCTTTCTGGGGGCCAGCGTCAGCGCCTTCGGCGCGGCGGACGAAGCCTGCCGCCCCAATGAGGACGGCTGGACGGGCCTGCTCATCATCACGGAACTGCTGAAAGACCTGCTGACCCGCGCCGGAGAAGAAGCGTAATCCCCCGCACAGCCCGCGCCCTTTCCGGGCAAGACCTCCGTTTTTCTGTCACCATGACGGGAAAATGGAGGTCTTTGCTATGGCGGACGGGCTTTTTTTGCCGGACGGCACATTTCTTTCTTTCAGCACTGCGGAGCTGGCAACGGAGTTGGCCACACGCCAGAACGCGGGCGTCACCCTGGGCGAGCTGGAAGGGTGGCTGAATACCTTGCCGGACCCTGATCCGGTGTTGCGCAAGCGGGGCGAAGACGCCGAGGTGCTGGAGGATCTGTCAGCGGACGACCAGGTGACTACGGCCATGCTATCCCGAAAAAACCGCGTGCTCAACTGCCCGGACTTTACGCTTCGGGCGGGAGCGCCGGACGGGGGCACGGCCACCCCGGAGGCCGAGGAACTGTACCGCCGCTTTGCGCAGGACCTGGAGCGGACCAACCTGCGCACCGTCATTTCCGGCATCCTGGACGCTCCCTTCTTCGGCTTTACCCCGCTGGAACTGATCTGGCGTCCCGGCGACAACTGGTGGCACCTTGTGGACATTGTGCCCCGGCCCCCGCGCTGGTTCCGCTTTGATAACGAAAACCGCCCGACCTTTGTGGGGGTCTACGGTGGTATCGCCGCACAGCCGGTGCCGCTGCCGGCGGGGAAGTTCGTCTTTGTCCAGCACCATGCCACCTACGACAATCCCTATGGTCTGCGCCTGCTGTCCCGTTGTCTCTGGCCCGTGGCCTTCAAGCGCGGCGGACTGCGTTTTTATGCCAAATTTGTGGAGCGGCACGGTTTGCCGTGGGTGGTAGGCGAGGCCCCGGCCAAGGCCGAACGACTGGAAAAGCAGGACATGGCGCGGGATCTTGCCCGCATGGTGCAGGACGCCGTGGCTGTTATCCCGCACGGGGCCAATGTGAAGCTGGAGAGCGCCGGACAGACGCAGGGGGCGCTGCATGAGGACTTTCTGGCCAGGCAGGACAGAGCCATCAGCAAGATTCTCATGGGGCAGACCCTGACGGTAGAGATGGAGGGGGCCAACAGCCTGGCTGCTGCGGAGACCCACCGTTCCGTGGCGGAAGACCTGGCCGATGCCGACAAGGCGATGGTCGTGGATGCCTGGAACGAGATCGCCTGGCTGTATGCCCAGGTCAACGCCGGGCCTGGCGTGCTGGCCCCGCTGGCCGCTTATGACGAGCCCGAAGACCTGAATACGCGGGCCGATCTGGACAAGAAGCTGGTCGAGATCGGCGTGCGTTTTACGGCGGAGCATTTCAAGGAAAATTACGGCCTCAAGCCGGAAGAGTTCACCCTTGAGGGCGAATCCGTGGAGCCGGCGGGCGCGAATTTCGCGGCACCGGCGGCCAAGAAGGCGACTACGGCGGAGAAAGCCCAGGCGAACCTTGACGCGGCTATCGTGAAGATGCTGCCCGGAGCGCTCAAGTCCAGCGCGGAATTTGTCACCAGACTTGAGAACGAGATCCGGGCGGCGCGAAGCTATGAGGACCTGGAGGAATCGCTGGGCGTGTTGCTGGCCCCCAGCATGACGCCGGAGGCGCTGGAGACCTTTTTGGCCCGTGCCATGACGGCGGCTGCGGGCCTGGGCATGACGGCTGTCCGGGCGGAGGAAGAAGAGGATGCCGAAGAAAAGGCCTGAGATCGAGCTGCCGGAGCCGGAGATCATAGCGGAGCCCGTCCACCCCGACGCGGCCATAGCGTTTTGGCAACAGCGGGCCAAGCTCACGGATGCGGAAGCCAGGGCCCTGGGCGAAGAGGCCAGGCGCCGGGCGTTTTATGTGACGGGCCTGGCCCGGCATGACCTTGTCCAGCTGGTGAGCGATGGCCTGGAAGACGCCCTGAAGAACGGGGAGACTCTGGCGGATTTCAAGGCCAGGATCATGACCGCCATCCAGACGCAGGGCTGGCACGATTACCGGATCGAAAACATCTTCCGTACCAACCTGCAAACGGCCTATGCCGCCGGGCGGTATAAGAAGATGCAGGCGGTGAAGGCATCGCGCCCTTACTGGCAATACCTGGCGGTCATGGACAAGCGGGTGCGGCCTTCGCACGCCATTTTGCACGGGAAGGTTTATCCGGCGGATCACGACTTCTGGGCGTCCAACTATCCGCCCAACGGCTTTCGCTGTCGCTGCTGTGTGCGCAGCCTTTCCGCGCGGCAGGTGGAAAAGCAGGGGCTAACGGTGGAAAAAGCCATGCCTCAGGCAGGGGCATGGACCGATCCCAAGACCGGGATGGAATATTTCGTCCACTTCCCTGGAGCGGACAAGGGCTTTCGCAACAATCCCGGCAAGGACTGGGCGGAATCCGGGCTGGACATGAAGAAGTGCCCGGAGGTGAACAAGGAAAGCTATGAAGAGCTGCGCGGCCCGGCCTCAAGGCGTCCCGCGCCGGTCAGGACGTATGCGGAACTTGGCGAAAACATCAAGGCGCATTGCGGGCAATTTGCTACAAACAATGGCATCAAAAGGGTCATTACGGAAAACGGCAGGAGCTATTTCATGGCCACGGACAGCCGGGGAACGCTCTGGCTCAATTCCAAGACATTCTCCACGTCCTGCGATGGCTTCAACGCGCTGCGCGACCTGAAAACAGCCTGGAACAAACTCGCCAGGGGCGAGGAACTGACGTTCAACGAGGAATATGCCTTTGAAAGCCTGTGGCATGAACTGACGCACAACCGGCAAAAGCCCGGCGATCTGGGCAGGGGAGAAACGCCGCAACGACGCGTCATGGAAATTTTCACCCAGTGGACGGCCCGCCGTACTTACCCGCGCCTGCTGGAAAGCCTGGGCGGCAAGGCCGCCCATCAGAAGGAGATTTTGAAAAAAGGCTATGGCTACGGCCGCAGAATACAGAATTTTGACCGTCTGCTGGACGTTCTGAAAATAAAGGAAGAAGACCTGCTGCCGGAGATGCTGCGTCTGATGGATACGGTATCTACGGCAGACTATGATGACGAGCTGAAGGAATTGCTGGCGACCTTGTCAGGCAAGGAATTTATGAACATCGCCCGCGCACTGGACAAGGTAGATGCTTTTGACTTTGAGGAACAGCTACGCCTCGCGGCACTCATATAACATCATGCCTATATCCAGGCGATGCTGCTCATCCTCAATCCTGTCAAGGCAGGCATCCGCCTTTTCCGTATCGCCCCGGCAGTAATAAAGACTGGCAAGGTAGCCAAGGTTCCGGTCGGGTTCGGCTTCCAGCTCACGGCGGAGGGCGTCCAGCTCCTGGGCATTTTTTACCGCAAACGGAAAATGATGCCCTATTTCTTCGGGTGTGGCGACATCAAAGAAGTTTTCCATACCTTTCCGATAGCCTGTGGGGAGAGGGGTGTCAACCGAATGAAGCGTTATAGGGTTACTGTTTCGTGCAGCTATTAAGCCCTCGCTCAACCGCAAATGCCTGAAACTGATCTTTTAGATCGACAGGCAATTCAATTTTTCCCCAAGGCAAAGGGGCAAGCTGCTTGCAAGGGCAAACAAACAGCTCCCGAACAGCGACACGTTCTGGCCTTCTTTCAGCGAGAGCATCAGGTGACATATTTATCGTGAATGTGTGGTCGAGTTCTGTAAAATCATTTAATCTTCTTGGTGCCTTGGTAATATCAAGGCACCATGCCGCAGGATTATCGCATTGAAATGACTGTAGAAAACAATGTATCCATTTTATGCTGAAAATATGCGCTATCTTTTTTCTTTTAACAAAAAGGTGAGCCGTCTTCCATTCCTGCGTGATGTGACATATCGATGTGAGGGTTTCTATAGAGCGTTCTTTGCAATAAAAGGCAGCAGCATAGTAACCTTTCCCTTCTGCTATGGCATCAGCGCTTTGGCAAAGTCCCCACACCAAAGGCCATTGAGGCGAGCGGGGAGAAAGAAAAATCATTGCCGCAAAAAAATCAGGATTATTGACAAATTGGGCAGAATCTGCTGGGAGCGTCATTTCTTCAATCCTCATAGGACGAGTGCGTTAGAGGGCTACTAGCGTAGCCGCTTTTTTCGCCATTCTCAACTTGAGTGAAAATTTCTTGACGTAAAACCTGTAAACATGTAAATTTGTATCAACAAAGGAGGTGAGATGGCGGATAAAAAAAACCTGACCATCCAGATTAAGGAAGAGGAGCATCGCAAGCTGAAGGCAAAGGCCGCAGAGCATGGTATGACCATCAAGGAGGCTATTTTGTCTGCGCTGGATAAGATGTTCCCAGGCTGGCGAAAGGAACAATAAAAAAGCAGCCCGGCACGGTGTCGTTACCACCGAGCCGGGCCTAACCACAACCCACCTTAGCGGAGGTGTGCTATGGCTGAAACTTCGGTATCTCAAGTCTCGTTTGGCGTCAATGATCGAGATGAAATTCATTTTCTTTCCATCGGCTCAATGCCCGCAGTTTTGTCCACGGAAGTGGCCCGACATTTCCAGCGGCGGCACAGCCATGTCCTGCGTGACGTTGATAGATTGTGTTCTATCCTGCCGAAATCATTTCGTGAGCCCAATTTTGGGCTGACGTTCAAGATTATTCCCGGCCCCAATGGCGCAAGCCGTAAGGAAAAGGCCTATCTTCTCACCCGCGATGCTCTATCCCTTCTGGTGATGGGGATGACGGGCAAAGCCGCCATCATATGGAAGTTGCGCTATATTGAAGCATTCAATGCAATGGAAGCGCGTTTGCGGGATATGGCTGCTCTTGGTGAGCCTGGAGAGCCTTCAAGGGAAGCTGTTCGTGAATCCGGATATCGAGAAGGCTATGACGCGGGCCGGGCTTCGGCCCTGCCGGACGTCCAGGCGGCGGAAGCCAGGGGCAGGGCCGAAGGAGTGGCCCTGGGCATGGCCCTGCGTCCCGCCCGCAGGGACAAGCTGCTCAAGGTGCAGCGTTACATGGGCATGGGGCTGACCATAAAGGAAATCTGCCTGCTTCTGGGCTTGCGCAAGAGCGCGGCCTACGGCCTGATGCACCAGGCGCGGGAGCTGGGCTTGCTGGAAGGCCGCCTTCC